GGTGCGGATGCTTCCTTGAAGAAGGCTTCCAACCTGAGCGATCTGTCGAGCGTTTCTTCTGCTCGCACGAACCTCGGCGTTGACAGCTCTTCGGAAGTTGACAGCAAGATTGCAACCTCCAAAAGCGCCTCTGACGCCTACACCGACGCGGCAATCGCAGCCCTAATCAATGGGAGTCCTTCGACGCTCGATACGCTGAAAGAAATTGCTGACGCGCTGGCCGCTGGTGAAGATGTTGCGACCGCTCTTGCTTCTAGCATTTCTGCTGTTTCTTCCCGCGTAAGCACGCTGGAAGGCCAGAACCTCGACAGCCGCATCACGACTGCTCAGAGCGCCGCCGAGGCTGCCCAGAGCACTGCTGACAGTGCTGTTACCGCTGCTGCTGCCGCCCAGAGCGCCGCTGACGCAGCTCAGTCCGCAGCAGATGCAGCTCAATCGGCTGCTGACGCCGCTCAGTCCACTGCGGACAGCGCCGTTTCGGCTGCTGCGACTGCACAGGCTGGCGCTGATGCGTCTGTCAAGAAGGCTGCAAACCTCAGCGACCTCGCTGATGCTGCTGCTTCCCGCACCAACCTGGGCGTTGATTCGTCCAGCGAAGTGGATAGCAAGATCAGCTCTGCTGTTAGTTCTGCTCAGGGCTCGCTTCAGGACAGCATCGACGATGTAAGTGACCGGGTTGCGACTCTTGAAGGTCAGAACCTTGATTCTCGCCTCACTAGCGCAGAAGGCACAATCTCGTCGCTGGGCACGATGGCTTTCCAGGATGCTAGCAACGTAAACATTACTGGCGGAACCTTTGGAGCTGGCAGTGCTCCTACCGATTCGGGTGTAATTCTCACTGAGAACAGCACTTTGGACGGAGGCACGTTCTCGGGTTTTAATGGCGGGGGTGGTGGCGGCAACACCACTCCCGTGATCGGCACTTACTTCTATGCAGGTGCCAATGCCAACTGGAGCACTTTGGCTAACTGGTATGGGGACAGTTCCCGCACTCAGGCAGCCACTGAACTTCCCAGTGCAACTACTGATGTGACGCTGCAAAGCAACGCATCTGCCAACATGGACGGCTGGACTCAGCCGCAGAGCATCAACATTGGGTCGTTTGACTTGACGTTGACCTCGACGGCGAACCCGTCCGCAAACCTCACCTGCTCCGTTAGTGGCACAGGTGTCGTCACGCTGAATGGCGTGGCGTTTAACCGCTAACAACATTGCGGGGGGCCTGAAATATGGCCCCCTGCTTAACTTTCTTTTCTTTATGAATCCATCTATCTCAATAGCCTGTGACGCCGTGTTTGGCGCTGGATCTGAAAACTTTGGAACCGTTACCGGGAACGTCACGTTTCAGGATGGGTCCGCAAACAGCGGCACTGTAACCGGAAACGCTATTTTTGAAGGAGCTGCTGAAAACAAGGCGGGCGCAACCGTCACCGGCAACGCCACGTTTAATGGAACCGCTGTCAATGCGGGGGCTGTTGGTGGCAACGCTACGTTTGCCGCGACTGCTGTAAATAACGGGACGGTGACTGGAACTGTTACTGTTGAAATCTCTGAAGAAGCTGCCTACGCCACATGGTTGGCTGCCAATGTTGGGGTTAATCAATACACTGTGGCCGGCTACAAGAACGGCCAGTGGGCGTTTAACTCGACGGAATATGCCAGCCAAGTAGGCGCATTGTATGCTTCCGAAGAGTCACAGTATCCGGCATGGCTTGCAGCTAACAGCGGCTTGAATCAGTCACCATTCAGCTTTCTGCATCCAAATGGCAAGTGGGCGTATAACTCGACAGCGTACGACACCTTGCTTGAAGCGCAGGAGGCACAAGGAACCGCTGAGTATCCTGCATGGCTGGCGGCCAACACTGGTGTGAATGTTTATTCCGCCGCTGGCGCGTATTGGGGACAGTGGGCATGGAACTCAACCGCCTATCCGTCGGAACAAGAAGCTACGCAAGCCGAAGAAACCGCGTTTTCAAATTGGCTCTCACAAGATATGACGGCAATTCGACAGTATTCGACTGCTGGGAAATACTTCGGAAAATGGAGCTATGGAGGCGCGATGTACTCTACGGAAGCCGAAGCGCAGGCTGCTTACGACGCAGCCAATCCTCAGTAACACTCACACATTTCAAGCCACTGTCCGATCCGGTGGCTTGATTTGTTTTGAGTAGATGCTAAATGGAAAACATGCCAACTATTTTGTTGAACAACAAAGTCAATGATGGATCTGCTCCAAGTCCATCAGACGTAGCAGTTAGGGAACTGGCAATCGACGCATCTACTGGTTCTCTTTGGACCAAACTCAAGACTGGGATTGTCCGCAAAATCCTTGCAATTGCAGCCCCTCATGCAAGCACTCATGCTGTTGGACAACCTGACGCTATCAGCCCAGAATCCATTGGCGCTGCGATAGTTGACCACCAGCACACTCCTTTGGATCTTGTGGGCTGTGGAGATATTCTGACACATAACGCAGCGGAGTTTGCTGCTGCATCACATAGTCATGGCGTTGGACAGGTTACAGGACTTTCTGCGCAGCTTGATGCGCTTGCTCAAAGGATTTCGGCTCTCGAACAACAGGTGCATCCACAATGAAAAAAAAGCAGGTCAACCTTTCTGTCTCCAAAGGAGAAAAGCTTCCTGTATCCAAGGGTGCTGGTCTAACTGCAAAAGGCCGCGAAAAGTACAACCGTGAGACTGGCAGCAACTTAAAGCCGCCGGCTCCTAATCCAAAGACCGAGAAAGATGCGGCTCGCAAGAAGTCTTTCTGCGCCCGTATGAGCGGTATGCCGGGGCCCATGAAAGATGAGAAGGGTCGTCCTACTCGCAAGGCTGCAAGCCTGAAACGCTGGAACTGCAAATGAAACCCGGATTGTACTCAAACATCGCAGCTAAACGCGAACGCATCAAGGCCGGCAGCAAGGAAAAGATGCGTAAGCCTGGGACCAAAGGCGCTCCTACTGCTGCTGCGTTCAAAGCTGCTGCTAAAACAGCTAAGAAGAAGTAATGCAAGTCCCCATCCTCAATGGCATCTACACGAACACTGCCGGCGACTTCCGTGTGGAGTACCCGCGCAACATGGTGCCTATTGCCCTCAAGGAAGGCATATCGGATGGATACTTTCGCCCGGCAGACGGGATTGTAGGACTCGGGAATGGCCCCGGGATTGACCGGGGTGCGATTGAGTGGAACAACCTGCTCTACCGTGTCATGGGCACCAAACTGGTGTCTATCTCTAGTACGAATGTCGTTACTGTCATAGGCGATGTAGGAGGCACTGGGCAGGTCACCTTCGACTATTCCTTCGACTACTTGGCAATCGCTTCAGGTGGAAACCTGTTCTTGTATCGTCCCAGCACTGGGCTACAGCAGGTCACAGATCCAGACCTGAGCACAGTCGTCGATGTAGTCTGGGTGGATGGATACTTTATGACGACAGACGGGCAGTACCTGATCGTCACAGAACTCAATAACCCGTTTGCAGTCAACCCGCTCAAGTACGGGTCGTCTGAAGCCGATCCTGACCCCATCGTGGCTCTCCTGAAGGTGCGGAATGAAGTGTACGCACTAAACCGGCACACGATTGAAGTGTTTGACAACGTGGGAGGCTCCCTGTTTCCGTTTCAGCGTGTAGAAGGTGCCCAGGTCCAGCGTGGAGCCATCGGAACCAATGCCTGCTGTGTTTTCATGGAATCCATTGCGTTCATTGGTGGAGGACGTAATGAGGCTCCTGCTGTCTGGCTTATCGCCGGCAGTAACGCACAGAAGATCTCGACCCGTGAGATTGACCTGATTCTTGAAGAGTTCACTGAGTCGCAGCTTTCTCAAGTCCTTGTGGAGTCTCGTGTAGACAAGGGCTACAGGCACCTCTACATCCATCTGCCTGACAGAACTCTGGTGTTTGACGCAGCGGGAACGACCCAGGCCGGCACTCCAGTCTGGTTCACGCTTACAAGCAGCATCGTTGGCAACAGCCAGTATCGGGCTAAGAATCTCGTGTGGGCGTACAACCGCTGGAACGTGGGAGATCCGTTAAGCACCTCTTTTGGCTACCTGTCTGACACGCTTTCTTCCCACTGGGGTGTACTGAACGGCTGGGAGTTCTCTACGATCATCATTTACAATGAGAGCAGAGGGCTGATTTTTCACGAGTTGGAACTGGTCGCACTGACTGGGAACTCTATCTTTGGTGCTGATCCAAGCATCTGGACTTCGTACACAGAAGATGGACTGACGTATAGCCAGGAAAGGGTCTGCAAGGCTGGAGTAACTGGCGTGCGTGGCAAGAGGCTGTCTTGGCTGCAACAGGGACGTATGCGTCAGTGGAGGGCGCAGCGGTTCAGGGGAACCAGTGATGCACAGCTTTCTGTGGCAAGGTTAGAGATTAGGGTTGAACCGCTAGCGGTATGATCGAGGGGCCATTCAAGATCACCCGTAACGAGCTGGCTCAGTTCTTGCCTTCCCAACGGGCGATCAGAGCTTTTGAGCAGCTCTTTGCGCTTATACCTTCAAGTATCAATGACAGCAACACTGTCATCGAAGAGGTCTCTACAAACGCACAGAATGCCGATTCTAAGGCTGTTCAGGCACTGTCCGCTATATCGAGGCTCGCTGATGCTGTCGAATTGCTGGCTTTGGCACCCAACAGCATCCCGGCTTTCCCTGAAGCTGATATTGCTCCTCCTGTCACTGTAGTCAGTCAATCGCTAGACATTCTGCCTCCTGTCATTAACGAGGTTAGACGCAAGCGGTACGGGGCGTTTCATTCAACTGCCCTTCAGACTGCTGCTGCCATTAATACGGCATATCCCATGACACTGAACGTGACTGACATCTCGTTTGGCGTATACATAGGGACACCTACAAGCCGCGTTTACGTTGATACGGAAGGAATCTACAACTTTCAGTTCTCTGCACAGCTTGCAAAGACTGCTGGTGGAGTTGGGGCTGTTTACATTTGGTGTCGAGTCAACGGCGTTGACATTCCAGACAGTGCCACTAAGATTCGTATTCAAGGCAACAACCATGAAACTGTTGCTGCGTGGAATTTTGTGCTGTCAGTAAACGCTGGAGATTACTTCGAGCTTGTCTGGAGCACGGACGACACAACTTGCCAGATATTTGCCTCGGCAGCAAGTCCTCCGGTCCCGGCGATTCCATCGCTGATCCTTACTGTTACCGACAACATCTCTTAACCTATGGCAGTTACAGTCAAAAACATCATTCCCGCAAAACAGGCTGAGAACACTCAGACTGCCCAGTACACTGCCGTTAGCTGCAAGTGTATCATCGACAAGTTTACGGTGACCAACACCAACACAGCCAACGTAACCTTTAGCGTCAACCTGATCGCTTCTGGTGGATCTGCTGGAAACTCCAACTTGATTGTCAAGACTCGCTCGATTGTGCCTGGAGAGACTTACCTGTGCCCTGAGTTGGTTGGTCAGGTGCTCGAAGCTGGCGGATTCATCTCGACACTTGCAGGCACTGCTTCTGCGCTTACCATTGCTGCTTCTGGGAGGGAAATCACCTAGTGGTTGAAGAGCTTTCAATTCCTCGCGATGTGGAAATAGCGCAACTTGCGTCTATTTTCTCATATTTTCCACAGACAGAAATGCCTGTGAATCACATGTTTGCTCCAAAGGTGTACATGCGCGAGATATTCATGCCTGCTGGCACATTTGTTATAGGTAAAAAACACAACACAAAGCACTTTAATATAGCCATCTCCGGCAAGGCAAAGGTGATGACTGGAAATGAGGTGTTTGAGGTGGCTGCTCCGTATGTTTTTGTTTCTGATGTTGGAGTTCAGAAGCTGCTCTATATTTTAGAAGACATGCGTTGGCTGACTGTTCATCCAACTGAAGAAACTGACATTCAGGTCTTAGAAAAGGAGCTGGCCGAGGAACCAGTGTGTGACATTTCATTTTTACATCCTGAGCTTCAAGAGATGCTCAAGTCTCTTAAACAGTTAAATTGATTATCTTATGTCGATGGCAATTATTGGAGTTACGACTGCTGTTATTGGCACAGGAGCATCAATTTATAGTGCCAGTAAAAGTTCGTCTGCTGCTAAGTCAGCAGCGCAAACACAAGCACAGGCACAGAGCCAAGCAGTTGATGAGCAACGCAGGCAGTTTGACGCGATTCGTGAGCTGTTAAAACCGTATGTTGAGGCTGGAAAACCTGACCTGACACAGCCATACATCGGCGCTGGTCCCGGTGCGCTTCAAGCCATGCAGGGACTGGCAGGACTGCGTGGGGCAGGAGAACAGCGCGCTGCGATTGAGCAGATCAAGCAGGGCGCTCAGTACCAAGAACTGGCTAGGCAAGGAGAGGAAGCTATTCTCCAGAACGCTGCTGCCACTGGTGGACTTCGAGGCGGGAACGTACAGGCTGCATTGGCTCAGTTTCGTCCTGCTTTACTCAACCAGCTCATCGAGTCTCAGTACGGTAAGTTGGCAGGGTTAACATCACTCGGATCTACCTCGGCAGAGAATTTGTTGCGTCTTGGTCAAGCGTCTGCTGCTGGAACTGCTGCTGCTGGGCAACAGTCTGCCCAGAACATTGGGAACCTAATGGTTGGACAAGGACAAGCGTTGGCTGCCGGGCAGATTGGTGCCGCTCAGGCGCAGGCTCAAGGTCTTGGAGCAATTTCTGGAAACATAGGAAGCGGGATTCAAAACTATATGCTTTACAATGCGCTTCAAGGAATAGGGGGATTTGGAGGTGGTTCCAACCCTGGAATGGGACAGGCGGGAATGATAACATCAGGACTAGACGTTGCTTAATATGGCCGGACCATACGACTACTCTATCAATATCCCCCAGCCTCCGGCTCAGAACTTTCTTCAGAGTCTGACGGGGATCATGCAACTTCGCCAGATGCAGGAGCAGAGTGCACTTCAGCAGCAACAGGCGGCAATTGCACAGCAGAATGCGGCTTTCCAAGCGCAGATGCAGCCTCTCCAACTTGAGGCAGAGCGTGCTAGGATTGGACAGATTGGACAGGCCACAGCAACCTCTGCTGAGGCACTACGGCAGGGAAAACTTACTTTTGAGCAAGCACAGCAAGATCGGGTTCGGCAGATGGAGCAACAGGCTGTAGCACAAGCCCAGCAGCGAGAACTTGTTGGCAAGTTCACTTCGTTGCCTCCAAATGCTCCAATGTCAGAGATTGTGCCTATAGCGAACCAGCTTTTGCTTTTTCCTGGAGGAGAAAAAGTTGTTAAGCAGGCAATGGATAACTTTGATGCTCTTCAGCAAGAGTTTCAAAAAGCGTCCAAAACGGCACTTGTTACTGCGACCACTCAGCTTCAAGCTGGGGATGTTGAAGGCGCAAAAAAGACATACAGCACTTTTGAACAGGCTGTCAGAAATTCTGGAGGCACTAACCCACAACTTGTGCAGCTAGCTGATGGCATTAAGGCGCAGAAGATGCTACTTGATCTTCCGAACGATCAAGGAGTTAATTCTGCAAAACTTGCTGCCGTCCAGATGCTTTCGATAATTGATTCGAAAGCTGCTGATACTATTCTTCAGGGTGAAAAAGTCGTTGTTCCAGCTAAAGAAAAGCAAGTAGACGAAGAAAAACGAGCGCTTGATCTTGAGAAGGAGCGATTGCAGATACAAGAGATTAGACAAAAACTAGATCAAGCCAGAGATGAAAAGGTAAAAGTATTTGCATCCACAAATAAATTTGCAAAAGAACTGAGCGATGCCTCTATCACAAACCGACAGTCAGCAGATGCCGCAATGGCAATACTGGAAAAAATTGACTCTGGCGAGGTTCAGATTCCAAATACTGTTAAAGGCGCAATTTGGCAATATGTAAAAGACAAGATTCCTTTGCTTAGCAATGATGTGTCTATGCTAAGAAAAGAGTATCAAAAACTTGCGAACTCGGAGGTTATTAAGTCTCTTCCCCCTGGCAGCGCATCTGATGCTGACCGCAGGTTTGCTCAAGAGGGAATTATGTCTAAGGACGCAAACCCAAAGCAATTTAGAAAGGGTGTTGAAGCAATGGCTCGCCTTTCAGATTATGCGTCTCGATACAATGAAGCAAAACTTGCTTGGGTATCCCAAAATGCAGGCAGTGCTGGAAGTGCTTTGAAAGAGTTTTCAGTGTTCGGTGCTCCGATTAAAAAGGGATCAGCATTTAATGCTTGGTGGAACACTGAAGGGAACAAACTGGACCAGAACTTCATGCCAGACCAAGCTGGGACAGGAGTAGATGTTGACGCATTGCTTAACAAGTACCGCTAATGGCTACTATTGAAGAACTTAGTTCAGCACTAATTAAGGCTGATGCCGCAGGAAACGCTGCTGATGCTAAGGTATTTGCTGACGCGATTCGACAGATGCGTTCGCAGCCCGCTGCTGAACCTGTTGCGAGTCAGATTTCTGTCGAGCGTCCAGGAATGCTTGAGCAGCCTATCGAGTTCCAAGGCCGGTTACCTGAACAGGTAGGAGCAACACTTGCTGACCTCGTTCCACCGCCTGAGTTGGCTGCTGACCTGCTTAAAGTAAAGTCGCCACAAGGAGGTGCTCCTACCGAGGCCAATGTGCAGGCCATCGCATCTCAGCTTGAACGCACTGGTTCGATTCGCGACGTGCTCAACAAGGAGGTCGCATCTGGTGGACTGAGCCCTACTGCTACACTTGACCCGCAACAGTACCCGGTGCTGGCTCCGATCTGGGAGCAGTACAAGCAGGAGATGGAGCCGTCCATGATTGGTGCTGCCGCTCGTGGCGCAGTTAGTCAGGTTGGACCAACTATTGGTGGAATTGCCGGAGGTGCTGCCGGGTCGTTGATGGGGCCAATGGCGCTTCCTGGAGCCATCGGCGGAAGCCTGCTTGGAGGTGTCGCCCAGCAGGAGATTGTTTCTGGGTTTCAGACACCACAAGAACAGCAGGCTGCTCAGGCTCAAGCGATGTTTGATGAGGCCCGTGCTAGAGGCTCAAGAGCAGTGGGAGAGGCTTTGCCTCAACTCGCCACGATGAAACCTGCCATTGGGACGCTGCAAAGGGCTATTGCTGGCGATGTGGGAGCGATTGGCGCAGTTGCCCTTGGCTCTGCTATTGGAGGCACTATCCCGGCTGCTTTGGGTGGCGGCGCAGAGCGTGCGATTGTTGGCGCAGTGTCCGGCGGAGTTCTTCAGCCAAGACAAGCCCCAGGGCGACTACTTCAGCGTGGACTGCGTACAGAGCAAGCCGCTCAACAGGGAGCGCGTCGTGTGGTGCAGGAGTTTGCAACACAAGCAGGAGGGGTTCCTGAAGAGATTGCACAAAGGCTTGAAAGAACTGCGCCAGAATTGACCGGCGCAGGCATAACTCCATTGGCTCCTGAGTTGACTGGAAACGAAGGGCTAATTTCTTTGGGGAACGCACTGGCAAATCTGAATGCATCTTTGCGTCAGGTTCGAGCAAGATCCCGAGAAGCAGTCTCTCGAAACATTGGAGAAACACTCCAACAGTCTGGAGCGACTTTTCAGGAAGCCAGAGCATTCCTTCAACAACAAACACAGCAACTTCGTGATGACGCTACTGCTGCCAGAGATGCGTTTATCAGAAGGGGTGACCAACAGGCTGCAAGCATTGTCGAGACGGCTCTAGCAACAGAACGTGCAGCAGCAGAACGAGCCAGCCAGAACCTTGCTACTGCCGAGGACGTGCTCGACACGATGAAGCAGGCCCTTGAAACGGCCAGAATCAAAATTGCATCGAGAACTGGAGAGCGTGACCGTGCAGGCGCTTTGGTGAAAGGAGTTTGGGAGCGCGAAAGAGTTGATGACTTAAAGGATGTAGACAAAGCGTACGAATCACAACGAGTTTCCACGCTTACTTCAGATGCTAAAAACGCCTTGGAAGCGGCTCGCCAAGCCGCTGGGCCAAAGGGAGCTGGTCTGTTTGGAGATCTGCCTGAAAAGATTAAGGAAGTCCTGATTAAGTTAGCGCCTAAAAAAGATGTTCAAACAAGCATTTCAGTTCAAGATTTGAGATCTGGGATTGCTGCTATAAACGGGAAGATCGGAGCGTCTATGGACGCAAACGAAATCCGTTTGCTAAAGATGGTCAAGGAGGGCTTCGAGAAGGACATTGACGCTCTTGGAAGTATTAGCTCTGAGATTGCTGCGGCAAACCAGAAGTACAGGGCTCACAAAGAGAAGTATGGTGGCAAAGTTGGAGATGCTGTGCGCTTTGGAAGAGTTGAGGACTCAAGGACGATTGACGCCTATTTGTCAAAACCACTGGAGGTACAATACCAATTTAGATCTGCTCTAAAAGAAGATCCTCAAGCCCTGCAAGCCGTTCAGGACTGGATCATCAACGACTTGGCCACATCAGTAGGAGAAAAGGCAACTCCAGCAAAATTCAACTCATGGCTCAAGAAACGTCAGGTTGAGGGCTGGTTGGAGGTTTTCCCTGAAGTTCGCCCATCTGTTGACGCTTTTGCAAAAGATGTAGCGCAGGCCACAGAGGCCGTGGCTGGTGCAGAAAGGGTGCAGCAAACTTTTGCTCAAGAGCTGAGAGGGCTAGGAAAAGAAGCGTCCCAACTTGCAAAACAACAGGCGGCATCCGTAAAGCAACAGGCTGCATTTCAGGCAAAGGAGAGGTTTAAGGAACAACAGAAGGCCATCGTTGACAGTGCAGCATCAAAGGTTCTTGGAAAGAGCCCTGTCAACGCCATCACCCAGATGATGGAGGCTGGAGATCCTGAGCAGTTTGCCAAAGATTTGATGCGATCTGCCGCAAAAGACGGCACAGGAAAGGCGAAGGAGGGAGTAAAGAACGCCATGTTTGAATACATGCGTAAGGAGTTTGCTAGGTTTGGCGAGGTTGTCTCAACACTTGAGAACCCAACAGCTACGGTTACAGCAAATGATTTTGCCACTTCATACGCAGCGATGAACCGTATGCTTGCGGCTGACTCTGATGCTCGCAAAGCCATTGAGACTGTGCTTGGAAAAGGAAGCAAAGAGCTTGGAATGCTCGATGTATTCAGGGGCCAACTTGAAGTGATGGAACGCTTCCGTCGCGCTGCTGCCGGGCAGTCTGTTACCAGCCTGAATACTCAGTTGGCGCAGGAGTTTGCTGACAAAGAAGCCAAGAACCTGCTTGGTATTTTTGGCAGAATTGGACTTGGGCTTGTACCTGGGAGCATGAAGTACGGAGGTGTTGGGTCTGCTGCAAGGGCTGCCGGCGAACTGCTTGACAAGTTGATTTCTGTGTCTGGTGATCCGTCTGGAAGATCACGGGCAATCATGGTAGAAGCCATGGCTGACAAAGACCTCATGGCCAAGCTGCTTCGTCCTCTGAACAAGGACACGCTTCCAGAAGCCAAGACACTTATCAAACTTTACCTCACGCCTCAAGGCGCAGAACCTCAACAGGAGTCCCAGTAATGCCCTCTTCAATCGTATCCCCTTTCCCTGTCTTCAACGACCTAGACGGTACGCCGCTTGAGAACGGCTACATTTACATCGGGCAGTCTAACCTGAACCCCGAGACAGCCCCTGTAAACGTCTTCTGGGACGCTGCAAGGACTATTCCTGCACCTCAGCCTATCAGGACAATAGGAGGCTTCCCAAGCCGCAATGGCAGCCCTAGCAACGTCTACGTCGAGAACGACACCTACAGCATCACTGTACGGAACAGCCGGCGTGCATTTGTGTATTCTGCATTCGACCAGACTGATGCTCCCAGCTCTGTATTTGACATCTCCACACAGGTCATTACTGCCACTGCTGGACAGCTTACGTTTACGCTGACTGTCTT